GGTTTCCCGAGCGGGATCACGGTGTCAGGTCCTCCCGCAGCGAGTCCCGCAGCGAGTTATGCAGCGAGGCCCCCAGCGAGGCATACAGCGAGGCCCCCAGCGAGATATCCAGCGAGACATACAGCGAGTCCCCCATCGGGACCCACAGCGAGTTGTTCAGCGAGGCCCCCAGCGAGGCATCCAGCGAGGCCAGCAGCGAGGCCCGCAGCGAGGCCCCCATCGAGTTATCCAGCGGGACCCCCAGCGAGGCATCCAGCGGTTTCCCGAGCGGGATCACGGTGTCAGGTCCTCCCGCAGCGAGTTATCCAGCGAGACATGCAGCGAGTCCCGCAGCGAGGTCCGCAGCGAGCCCCCCAGCGAGCCCCACAGCGAGGCATCCAGCGAGGCCCCCAGCGAGGCCCCCATCGAGGCCAGCAGCGAGGCCCCCAGCGAGGCCAGCAGCGAGGCCCCCAGCGAGTTATCCAGCGAGGCATCCAGCGAGACATACAGCGAGTCCCCCAGCGGCTTCCCGAGCGGGATCACGGTGTCAGGTCCTCCCGCAGCGAGTCCCGCAGCGAGTCCCCCAGCGAGGCCCCCAGCGAGGCCCCCAGCGGGGCATCCAGCGAGGCCCCCAGCGAGGCATCCAGCGAGGCCCCCAGCGAGCCCCACAGCGAGGCCCACAGCGAGTCCCACAGCGGGGCATCCAGCGAGGCCCCCAGCGGTTTCCCGAGCGGGATCACGGTGTCAGGTCCTCCCGCAGCGAGGCCCCCAGCGAGGCCCCCAGCGAGGCCCCCATCGAGGCATCCAGCGAGGCCCCCAGCGGGGCCCCCAGCGAGGCATCCAGCGAGTCCCGCAGCGAGGCGTCCAGCGAGGAATCCAGCGAGGCATCCAGCGAGTCCCACAGCGAGGCATCCAGCGGGACCCACAGCGAGTTATGCAGCGAGGCCCCCAGCGGTTTCCCGAGCGGGATCACGGTGTCAGATCCTCCCGCAGCGAGTCCCCCAGCGAGACCCCCAGCGAGCCCCCCAGCGAGGCATCCAGCGAGACCCACAGCGAGTTATGCAGCGAGGCCCGCAGCGGGTCCCCCAGCGAGGCCCCCAGCGAGGTCCGCAGCGAGGCCCCCAGCGGTTTCCCGAGCGGGATCACGACTCGAACGCGAGTTGGTAGTGGTCCGGGTTCTCGATCCCAAAAGTCCAGGCCACTGCCGCCCGAGCGGTTTCGCACTCGGAGGGCACCGGCAGGTAGTAGGGCTTGAACGTGCCATCCGGTTCGGCGGTGCTATTGAACACCTTGACCACGCACACCTCGTCGCCCTCGGCCAACCGCAGCCGGTACAACTCGCCGGTATCGTCGGCTTGCACCTTCACGGCCTTGACGGCGGTCAGGTAGCGTTCCGCGCCGAACCGATCCAGCATAACCCGCCGTACTTCGGCGTTGGGTTCGGCGGTGATCTGTTCCGGGGTGATCTGGTCGGGATGCTCGATCACATGAGCGGGCATCCGGACCCCATGCCATGCGTAGAGCGCGTACCCGTCCCCATACGCCAAGGCGGGGCCGTCCGCACAATGGAGCCGCCAGCGGGTCGGGGTGGCTTCTTCCATCCGGCAGACAGTGGGGCGGTCCATGACCACGCAGCCGTTTTCGTGGGGCCACGCCCACCCCATGTGTTGAATCTCGCTGTACTCGTCTAGCCGTTCGACATCCTCCGGCTTGAACGCCACCCCAAGGAGCCGGGCGGTTTGGTATCGGGCAATCCAGTACACTTCCTGCGACCCCCAGAACCAGGTGGACTGATAGGTGGTGGGGGGGGCGGGGATGCTGGTGTCGGCGGGGTCCATCCCGGCCCGCCAGCGGGCCATCGCGGCGTGCGCCGCAAGTGGCCCCGAGACGACAATGGTGGGGACCGGCTCGCGGCCTGCACGCCGGTACAACGCCGCCCAAGTGGCTTGCACCTGGGCCGGGTCACAGCGTTCCGTACTCAAGCCGACAGCTAACCAGCGGGCGCGCTCCCGCTCGATGAGCGCCAATTCCTCTGGGGTCCACGGCGCGGTGCGCCGGGTCGGGGCAGACGCCTTGGCCTTGGCCACGGTCAGTCCATCACGCTGCGAGGCAGCAGGTCGGTGAAGGACAGCTCCCGCTGGCGCACCACCATGTACGGCAGGGCGCTGGGGGCCACGGGGGCGGGGGCGTGCTCTTGGTGCTCGACCTCGGTGAGTTGATCCACGGTCAGGTAGGTGACGCCGCCCTCATCCAAGGACAGTGTGGTGACCGTGGCCGGGGTGCTGTGGTGGTGGCCGGTGGCCTCACCATAGGCCAGCATACAGCGGTCCTGCACAGCGGGAATGGGGGTGAGTGTGCCGGTCGGAGCCTTGTAGGCCGGATGACCGGTGGGGATGAGGAGAACGTCGCCCTGGCGCACCAGTTGAGACTGTTTCACGGGGTACCACCTTTGGTTGAAGTGTCCTGCGTGGCCATCGCCTTCAGAATGAGCATCCCACGCCTCCGATGTCGAGTAAGAGACAACCTACACAAGGCCCGTTATTCGCACAAGGGGCAAAAGCTCCTCCCGCAGCGAGTCCCACAGCGGGTCCCCCAGCGAGCCCCACAGCGAGGCATCCAGCGAGGCCCCCAGCGGTTTCCCGAGCGGGATCACGGTGTCAGGTCCTCCCGCAGCGAGTTATCCAGCGAGACATGCAGCGAGTCCCGCAGCGAGGTCCGCAGCGAGCCCCCCAGCGAGCCCCACAGCGAGTTATCCAGCGAGTCCCACAGCGAGGCATCCAGCGAGGCCCCCAGCGAGGCCCGCAGCGAGTCCCCCAGCGAGTTATGCAGCGAGGCCCGCAGCGGGAACCACAGCGAGTTATCCAGCGGTTTCCCGAGCGGGATCACGGGAGTGTCCACACGCGGTTCAGGTTCGCGTGGCTCTTGGCCATCACCGACCGCCGCCAGCCCACCGCCACCAGTCCCGCGTGGAGCGGGACCGCGCCCAACCAACTGAGCCGTCGCCCCTCACTCGGGGGCAAGAGGCCCCGCTGGTCGGCCAGGAGCCGGAGATCGGACACGGTGATGCCGGACGCCCCGGCGCGGTGGGCCAGCTCGCGGGCGAGTGGAATCAGACGGGTGATGAGGTCTACGTTCCGGGCGGCGGAGCGGTCGCGGGCGGCGAGGCCAAGGGTCAACTGGTCGAGCACGCTACGCCGCTCCCTTGGGTTTCCTGCGTTTGGCGTCTTGGATGCGTTCCTTAATGTCAGCTTCGGCGCGGTCTTTACTGGGGTACAAGGCGAGCCGGAGGGCGCGGCCCGTGACGGGTACTTCGACGACCCACCAGCCGCCAACGGTTTCCTGAATCGTGTACGTCACAGGGGTGGGTCGGTGGCGTCGCGGTACTGGTCGGCCCCGAGTTGCACGCCGGGGGGTGGGAGGGTGCGCCGCGTCACCACGATGTCAAGCACCTCGCGGGCAGGCACGGTGAGACAGCCCCATTCCGGGATGGTCCCCCGCTGTACCTCGATCTCCAGCTTGTCGAGTAAAACATTCAGGCTCGGCTCGTACCGGGCCGAGATCGTCACTTGTCTCATGTGGCGATCCATTGGACGACCCCCACGGTCGCGCCCGCCAGGAACGCCATCCCGACCAGGACCACCCACGCCCCGATTATCCCGAGCACATGGCGGCGGGTGTCAATCGCGTACACCAAGAGTAGCGCCCCCGCCGCGATGAGGAGGAATCCGAGTGCTCCAAGGAGGGTGTGCATCAGAAGGGCAACTCATCTGAGGCCAGCGCATCCGGGAAATCGTCAAACGTGTGGGGGTCGGTGTTGTCCGGCACCTTGACCGCCTTCGGTTTCGCGGTGGTTGCGCGCCCCTCCCACACCCCGAACGGCCATTGGCCGGACTTGTCTTTGCACTCGCCCAGTTTCTCCATGCACTTGAAGTCGGGGGCCTTAGACCCCTCTACCTTGCCGAGCCGGTTGTCCCGCATCTCGCCCCCGCATTGCGGGCAGGGGGGCACCGGCCCCCGTTCCTTCTTGGGCGTCTGACTACTGGGGCCGGGCAGGCGTTCGGTCGGGAGGTCCGTGGCTTCGACCATCGCCCGCACCCGACTGGTAGGGGCCGGGGCGGCATGGTCAGCATGGGCGGTGATCCCGCTGGCGGTGTTCCCGTCGTCATCGTCGTCAGCCACAATGGTAAACAGCGCGGCCCCTAAGCGCCGTGACCCGTAGGTGAGCAGCGCGCACCCGCCCTGGGGGTCGAGCTTGGCGAAGGGGAGCCACATGGATTCACTGAGCCATTGGCCGGAGACGTGCCAGAGGGTCGCGGTGATGTCGGCCCCGCCTGTCCCCCCGTTGTCCACCCCGAAGGTCAGGGCCAATCCGTTCGGGGCCAGGTGCGGCTTGATCGCCGCCATGATGGCATCGAACGGCTGATACAGGCTTTTCCAGTGGGGGTTGCTGGCCGACTTGGGCACCACCGCGACGGCGCTTTGGGCTTTGACCAGCGCGGGGATGATTTGGTCGAGTGCTTCACTGTGTTTCACGTGAAATCTCCTTGGCCGTCAAGACGGCTTGTAGGTGTCGAAAATTGGTATGGGTCACCACTTCGACCCCGCGAACGAGATACCGTTCCTCGACAATGGGATCAATGTGCGGGAATTCGGCGCCATCCCGTCCCATCACTGCCCGCCAGAGGCGGAGCCACCCGTTCATGTGAGTCCGCCGGTGGGGGGCGTGTCCTGCGCCAGCGCCTTGAGAATGAGCATGCGCACCCAGGTACTCCGGGGGACACCGACTGACCGTGCCACCCGTTGCGCCTGCTGGGCGGTGCGGGTGTCGAGACTCACCCGGATGGCATCGCGTTTCTTCCGTGGCATACACACTCAGTCGAAGGATAGGTACAACCTACACAATGCCCCTTATTCTGTCAATGGGTTGGGCGCCAGCGCGCACCGTTCAGCGGTGGCTTCGAGCGCGACCCGTTCGGCCAGGGTGGCCGGGTGTCCGCAGTCGTCACAGACCCCAATGGAGTCCCGATCCGCGGCGGCAATCCATCGTGTGACGCGATCCTCGCCGGTATCGCCCCAGGCTTCGACGCGGACTGGCACGGCGGCGGAGCCGCAGGCGGGGCAGGGGACGGTGACGATCATGCTCGGGAACCTCGGTGGTCGGAGTCGGGAGAGTCTATGTGGCGTGGTGCGCCGATCAGGCCCGTAACGGCGCCCACAATATACCGTTCGGCGTCGTCGTACTCCTCGGGGCAGGTAAATGTATCCACATAATGCCTGAGCCCGCGAATGGTGTTCAAGAGCTGTTCAGGTTTCACGGCCTGTTCTTTCATAGTCCGCTCGGCTATTAAAAGAGCCTTTTCCGCCTCCACCTCGGACAGGGCGGCGAAGGCTCGTTGCAAGTCGGCGCCATAGATGACGAGACACTTCGGAGCCTTGTCAATCGGCCCAGCCCAAACGCCGGGAAGGATGCCCTGAGCGATAGCGTCCAGCGTCCTCCGCAGTTCCCCCAACGGGTGCGGGGTGGGAACGGCCCCACTCGGTATTGCCTCCGGAAAACAGTATCCATTCCATGCCATTGCGGTCCTGGGCTCCGGCTCCCCCTCCCGGCGCTCGTCCGTCATGGGCATGTTCCCTCCGAGGGCGGGGCGGGCTTGACGACGGTGCGTGTGCCACCCGTCCCATGCTCAAACGACATCCCAAGCGCCTGTTCCGCGTCGTGGCTGGGCGGATGGGTGGTAACCGGCTCTTCGGGTGACGGCTCGTGCATTGGGCATCGCTGTCCACAGGTACATACCTGATACCACCACGTTGTTGCCGCCTCGGTTGGCGGATCAATCTGATACCACGACGTTGTCGCTGCTCTGGTCGGCGGCTCAATTGGTCCACCGAGATCACCGTCGGTCATGTCGCCTCTCCCCCGGAGGGAGCCCCATGCACCGGGCATTGCGAGGTGTCCCGCGTGGTCTGACCTCCAGCGGTCCATGTCGAGCAGCCGCACCCGGACGGAGCCGAACGGAAGACGCCCCCGGAACGGTAGACGATGCGATCTCCCGCACCAACCGGGCCGATGTGGCCTTCGACTTCAACAAACGTCTCGGGGCCTTCCGCCACGTCGGCACTCGGCAGAAGTTCCCCTCGCCACCGTTCCGCATCCCGGTCCCGCGCCGCGAGCAGGGACTCGACGTAGACGATGAGCCCGTGGCTGTCGTAGTGTGCCTCGACGAATTGCCGCAACCGCTCCCGTTCCTCCGGGGTGAGCGACGGGCGAGGCAGGGCGTTGGGGAGGCTCATGCGGCACCGCAGAGATGTTGGGTGGGGGGCGCGGGGAGCAGTCCGTCGTCGTAGGCGCGGAGCCGGGCACCTTGCCAGTCGCGCTCCGCCACCCAACTCGCCGCCTCCGCCACCCAACTCGCCGCCTCCGTCACCCCACTCGCCCACCTCGCCACACTCGCCCACCTCGCCGCCTCCTCCGCCGCGTACCCCGCCGCCTCCGCCGCCCACCCCGCCGCCCTCGCCACCGCCTTCGCCGCCCTCGCCGCCGCCACCGCCCCACTCGCGCCACTCACCCAACCCGCCCCCCTCGCCGCCTCCGCCCTCGCCGCCTCCGCCATCCGGGTGCGTGCCGTGGTGAGGTTGCCGGGGGCGCCGAGTTGAATAGCGGCGTACTGTCGTGCCGCCTCGATTGCCAGCCGGGGGCGGGGGTCGGTGGGGTGTCGTTGTTCGTAGAGGTGCAGGACGTGCTCGGCGCAGTCGGCGGCGAACAGCCGGGCAATGGGGGCGTCGTCGCCGAGCACCCGTAGCGCCCAGGTCGCGTGATCGAGGCCGTTACTGTCGAGGATGTGGGCGAGCGGAAACGGGGTGTTGAGATCGAGCCCTGGGAGGGAATCCCGGAGGATGCGCCATCCCTCGACGCAGGGACCATGCGCCTTGATGGCGGCGAGCGTGGTAGTGAGGGGCGTGGTCATGGGGTATCCGCTCTCGCTTGCGCCTCGGCGCGGGCCAGCACGGTGTCGTGGGTGGGGGTCAAGTCCTCGATCCGGCGCCACACGCCGCGCCCGGTGGTGTCGGCGCAGGCGCACCAAGCACAGAGTCCAACCGCCCCGTTGTCGAGCAACCCCCCGTAGCGATCCACACGGGTTCCCGTATGGGTCGCGGGGTCGGCGCACTCGCAGCACAGCGTTGGGTCCGTCACGGGAGAGCCCCTTTGTAGGTTGCTATATGGTAGCGAGTCTCTGGTGCGTCCGCAAGAGTCGAGTTGTTGGACAGTTGGAGCACGGCGTAGCGAAACAGGGTCGGCCAGCCGGGGAACGGGTGTGGTGCGCGGCGCAGAATGTCCGCCAGGGTGTCCGCCATGTCGGTGAGTGCGTCACGGTCGGCGCGGGTCATGGGGTGTCGGCTCCTACCGTTCGAGAAAGAGACAGGCCCACCGGCCCAGCCACCGGGGATCGGTGGGGCGGAGAATGGCGATGATGCGCCAGCCCTGCGCTTGCAGCTCGCGGCACCGGGCGCGGAACTGGCCGGGCCAGTTGAACGGGATGAACCGTTTGCTTTCGATGCGGCGGGTCATGGGGTGACCGTGAGCCCGTCCGCCTGCATCCCGTTGACGAGGTTATCGACGTGGCGGGGCTCACACGCGAACGCCCCGCCGAACCATTGCCAATCCTCCAGGCCAACATTGGTGGCGACCCACGCGACCGCTCGACGGGTCACTGGCTCAACCATGACCACGCTTCCGTTGTTGTGGATATGAACATCTGGCTTGCGCTTCATGGTCTCGCTCCGGGTTCAGGTGATACTGCCTCCCACGCAACCGCCGTGCCGTAGGTCACGGCATAGTCAAGTGCTTTCATGGGAACGGGTTGCCGTCGTAAGCTGACGTGCGTCCATGCGGACCGTGGCGGGATTCCAACAACAGGTGAGGCGGAAAAGCAGCAGTTGGAGTTGTGTCGGGGTGTTTCACACTGCCACGTTACACGGTTGTTACATTCCCTGTATGCTTGGGGCACTTGACAAGCACAATATCCCCCCCCCATAATCCCCCCCCTCTCGCGCAGCGGTGGCCCAGCGCTCCCCTGAGCACGGGCCAGCCGCAAGCGCACTCCCTCGGGACTCCTATTGAACGGCTTCCAGAATCCTACCTATCTCCACGACGTTTCAGAACGTTTCAACGCACCCGCCCTTGTCTCACGCGCTGACCCTGCCCCGGTATCCACAGTGGGATAGTCCGTCATCCGGGTTGACGCTGAAACCTGGTCGCGTCGCAGGACGCTTGATGAATTGCGGTATACCAACAGAGCTTGACGTCCGGGCGAATGTTCTCGTTTCCCCGATGGTTTGCCACGTCGTAGCCCCGCCCGGAGGTGGTGACGATCTCAGGGACTGGGCCACACCCGCCCCAGTACGCCGCCACTTGGGCCACGCACCGCCGCGCCAGCTCCGGGGACACCGTGCGCGAGACCATGACGTACCGTAGGCCGGTCCCTCTCCCGTCAGGCAGGACATTATCCTTTTGATAGGTGGAATCGGTCATTCCGTCGAACCCCTCCCCGGCAAAGGCGTCCGAGAGTTCCCGCACGGCTGTCTCAGACGGCCCGTCCACCCAGGACACGTCAACGGACCCGTAGCCAGTGCCCCGGTGCATCCGTACCGAGAACGCCGTCGCGGGAAATGCCGCCCGGAGCGCGGCCTTCAGAATTTTCGCTGACTCGGGGGCGGGGGCGCGGTCAGTCATGGGACACTAGCCCCCCGACGCCGGACAGACGGTACCGCCCAACATCGTTCCCGTTGAGGTCAAACACGGTTTCCCATCCGGTGTATGGGGTGTATCGCTCCAGGTCTTTGGCAATCGTGCGGAGAATCCGGGCCACCTCCTCGGGTGCATCCTCAAACGCTGCGTTGTCGGTGTCGATGCGTAGCTGAAACATGATGCACGCTCCTGTGAGAGTGAAGTATCAGGCCTGCAAAGCGGTGGCGGGATTTGCACCCGCCCGGCACCAGGCCCGCCTACCGCGCCTAGGCAGTCACGACGGCGCGGGGTGCCACGCTGGCGCCCGCTCTCACGCTGGCGGTCGCTCTCACGACGGCCCTCTTCCCCACGGTGGCGCCCACACCCACGACGGCCCTCTCCCCCACGACGGCCCTCTTCCCCACGAAGGCGCCCGCTCCCACGGTGGCGCCCACCCCCACGACGGCCCTCTTCCCCACGAAGGCGTACCCTCTTACGACGGCGTACTCTCCCACGGTGGCGCCCCGCTCCACGACGGCGTCCCGCTCCACGTTGGCGTACTTCCCCACGAAGGCGCCCGCTCCCACGCTGGCCCACGCCCCCACGCTGGCGGTCGGGTGGATAAAGGCGGTCGGGTGGACTGTGGCGGTCGGATCAATCATGGCCTTACCCTCTTTCGTGAGTGTGAGCCTACCGGGCGAAGTGGGCTCCTGCCCCTTCGGATACCACGGCACGCCCCCGGAACGCAGGCAGGCCGGCAATGTGGTCTCGGACGGTGGCTTCCGTTGCCTGTTCCGTGAGCGGCAGGGGGAGCCACTCGGTACCGAAGAGATGAAAAACCTCTGCATCCGTTGGGTCGCGCATTTCCCAAGCGACTGCGGTGCGGCGGATCGATAGCGGGGCCATTGCCTTGCTCCGGGTTCAGGTTGATACCCCTCCCCTTGCAAGGCCCGTGCCGTAGGTCGCAGAGAGCTAACCCGTTGTCCCGCCCCACCTTCCCACACGCCAGGCACCACATCGGGGCACCAACGCCACACTTCCGTTGTCACAATCCCGCAACACTCCACCACCAATCCCACTAATGGGACGGCAACCACATCCCCTAACCGACGGTCAGGCACCAACATGAAGCAGTAGTAGTATGTACCACTACCCCGCTTACTCATCCTCGCACATTGCACGGACTCTCGCACCATGCAAGAGCTACACCTAACCTCCTGCGGATACTGCAGTTACCCAGGGCTTGCATACTGCACGGTCTCAGGCAACCTGCACGGTGCCGCACAATGCCAGGTCATTGCAGTGTGCGCTACCCCACCGGGAGACGATTCCGGTACCACCCGCACGACCGTGTGACTCCGGATACTCACTTCGTGTAAATGGCATTTTGGTGACTAGCGGGGTGGTGTGGAAGGAGTTATGGGGGGTTTGATTGAGAGGTACAGCGCCTACCGGGGGCTGGTTATGGGGATGAAAATCCCGTAACCTTCCTGATCCGGTAGTGGTGGAGCGGTGTTCCTGATGTGTTGGGCCGGTTCGACCGCACGGCTTCGATCTGGGGGGCTCCGCTCGTGTGGCGGGCTGGTACCCCCGGATGGGGTAGCTCCGTGGTCTGTGTTCGGCAGGCGATACCGGGGGGCTCGGTTCTCAGTCGCGCCCCGTGCAGACCGCCCAACGGGGATCAGGGCACCTGAACGTCCTAGGTCGGGGAACGTATGTCGCGGTGGCCCCGGTGTCAACCCCTTGCGTTTCCCGTGAAACGTGGTATGTTGCCGCATGCCTCGTCGAAAAACCCCTGCCACCGCCGTCCTGGTGCCGCTGTCGGAATCGCGGCGGCTGGAACAGAGCGTCCCCAACCGCCCGACCCACCCGACGTTCATTCCTGACTCGGTGGAGGACCCTCGCCTCACCGACATCTTGCAGGCGATTATGGAGGGAAAACGGGGGTTTGGCAAGGCGTGTGTGGCCCACGGCTTGAAGCCGTGTACGGTGCGGACCTGGGCGATTCGGGATGTGCCGGACGGCTTTCGGGCCGCGTACAAAGAGGCCCGCCGGGTGGAGCAGGACGCCTTTGCGGAGGACATTCTGGAGATCGCCGCCGGGGAGAACCGCGAAGGCCGGGATACCGCCGGGGCCGTCTACCGCGACCAACTGGATGTGAAAACCCGCCAGTGGGTCATGGCCCGCCGTGCACCCGAGGATTTCGGGGATCGCGGGCCGGTGGACGAATCCGGCAAACCCGTGGCCCGGCAAGTCATCGTGATTGGCAACCAGTCCATCACCTTCTGATGGTCCCCCCGAAGAAGGGTCGCCCCCCCAAGTCCGGGGAGGGATTCTCCCGCCAGAACAACCGGCGCTTCTGGGAAACGAAAGAGAAGCCCAGTAAAAGCCTCTACACCGTCCCCGATCAGACCCACATCACCATGTCCCCGAAGCAGGCGACCTTCATCGAGGCCGCCCTGTCGGGGCAATACAACTACCTGATGTACGGAGGCGCCATCCGTGGGGGCAAGACCTACGTCGCACTCACCCTCGCCCAAATCCTCTGTCGCGTCTTTCCCGGATCCCGCTGGGCCATCGTCCGCAAGGACCTGCCCACGCTGCGCCGCAACACCCTGCCCGCCTGGAAAAAGGTGGCCGTCCCCGGCTTCGCCGGACCCATCAACCAAGGCGATTGGTCCGTCACCTGTGCCAACGGGTCGGTCCTGTTCTTCTTTGCCGAGTCGATCCGGGATGACCCGGACCTCGACCGCTGGAAGGGCCTCGAAGTCAACGGCTTCGTCCTCGAAGAAGCCAATGAACTCGACTACCGAAGCTGGGAAAAGGCCATCGAACGGGCGGGAAGCTGGATTCTGCCGGGCACCGTCCCGCAACCGCCCCCGCTCATCATCGCCACCAGCAACCCGGCCTGGGGCTGGGTCAAAACCACCTTCTATGACCCGTGGCGGGTCGGACGGCTCAAGGCCCCCTACTACTACCAGCAGGCCACCGTCTTTGATAACCCCCATGTCGCGCCCGCCTACCTGGAGAGCCTGAAAAACCTTCGGGAAAACCACTACAAACGGTTCGTCCTGGGCGACTGGAGTGTCGCCGCCGGACTCGCCTTCGGGCAGTGGGACGATACGGTACACCTGCTCGACGACTACGACATCCCCCAGTACGGGGTCCGGGTCCTGGCGGGCATGGACTGGGGTATCCGCGCCAAGTCGGTCATCGTCCTGGCCACGGTGGACCAAGAGGGCACCGTCACCTGCGTCAAGGAATGGTACTGGACCGACAAGGACGCCTTCGAGTCGGGCTACGAGTGGGCCTTGAACCTGCTGGCGGCCAACCTCCCCTTCCCCGAACTGGTCTGGTGCGATCCCGCGATGTGGAACCGACTGGGGACCGGCGGCAAGACGATTGGGGATGAGTTTCAGGCCGGGATCGGGGCGGCGCTGAGTGGCTCCGCCGTCAAGTGTGTCCCCGCCCCCCGCGGCCAAGGGATGCGGCACCAGAAGTTCAACCTCTGGAACAAACACCTGGCCTGGGGACCCCGCCTCGCGGACGGCACGCTGCCGCGCAGCAAACAGCCCGCGATCCGGTTCGTCGGGAAGGACTGCCCCTACCTGGTGTCGAGCCTCCCCGCCCTCCCCCTCGATCCGACCGATTCCGAGGATATTGACACCACCGCCGAGGACCACGGCTACGATGCGGTGGGGGCCTTGCTCCTGGGGCTCCGACCCGCCGCCAAGCCGGTGTTGACCTACTTGACTCCAGAAAATATGCATCCAGGCTATATTCCCGGAACCGGCCAGCGACGCAGTAATCTCCGCACGCCGGAGATCGAGATGCAGGAAGCCCTGGTCGCGGCGCACGCGCAACACCAGGAGATCGGAGGTCGCTATGGGATTAGGGCGCGGGATGGTCTTACCGCCTAACGGCGTGTGGTGTGATGGGGGACCGTGGGATGGCCTCGGGATCACCGTCGCGCCCGGCACCTACCAGACAGTGATCTACGGGCAACGCTGCGAGAATGACCAGATGGTGGACATCGAGTTCATCTATCACTGCTTCGGGAACATCGCCGTCTATGACGGATGGAGATACGCCGAGTGACCCTCACGGAACGACAGCACAAGGCCGCCGACCGTCTGTGGTGGGCCGAACAAGAAATCCTCTGGCAAAAGAGCTATGAGTCGGAGGAAAGCTACCGCCTCAGTCAGTACGAGGAGAACAACAAAGCCGCCTTCACCATGACCGAGGGCCGGGTCGGGATGCCGATCCCCTTGGTCCCCCGCGGCGTGTTCTGGAGTCGCGGCTGGCGCGGCTGCCCCGTCTGTGGCGGCGACATCACGAACCACGACCCCGCCGTGTACTACGCCCAGGTGCGGGGAACCACGATGCGCACCGGCTGGAGCTGCACCGGCGAACCGGGCGTGTGGGCGACCTGAAACACCGCAGGGTAGATCAGCGGCAAGATCGCCAGAGTCATAATCTGGAGGCCGTGGGTTCGAGTCCCACCCCTGCTATACCTTCGAGAGGACCGCTGTGAAGAATCTCTTTGCGGGACGGGCCTGGGACCAAGCCGATCAGTGGCACGCGGCCTATGTCGTGGAACAGGGTGCCCACGCGGTCACCCGGCGGCAGTTGGTGGAACTGACGGAACGTCTGGCGACGCTGCAGCGGGTCGGATTCAGCCCGAGTGTTCCGGAACCCCCGTTCCCGGACTTCCCGACCGTGGACCCAGAGATCGCCGCCGCCTTGAACGCCCGGTTCCCCGGCAACAGTCCGCATCGGGGCATGATCTTGCGCCAAGTCGAGGAATGGCAACTGGCAGGCCGCGAGAATGACTGGATCGCCCGCCGAATCTGGGATGGGGAGGAGAACGTGGATGGCTGATTTCGTACCGAACGACCCGATGGACGATATGGATGGGGGCCGCTTCGCGGCCCAGCCTGACGACAAGGAATCGCCCGCCGCCTATGGGGATACCGCGACGAGCGGCCCCTGGCTCGACCCCACCACGAAACTCGGCAAACTTCTCCGCGATACATGGTCCCTGCAACGGGATCGCTATGCCCGGATGATGGCCGAAGGCGAAGTCAATGAGCGGCGCCGGGCCGGGGATACGAACGTCTGGGCCGTCAAAACCCAAGATCAGGCCCGCTGGGTCATTTACAGTCCCCCCGGCGCCAGTAAGGTGCCGGTCGCGGTCCTCAATAAACCCGCTCGCCTCTGCTCCCGATTTGTGGCTGCCCTGCACCCCGACAAAGCCCTCCCTGATGCCCAACCGGCGGGAGAACAAGACGAGGATCGGGAATCGGCGCAGTTTGCCAATCAGGTGCTGCTCGATCTGGATGGCGAGTCCGGTCTGAATGACGAGGAATTGCATCGGGCCGCGCAGGACTCGGCCTGCAACTGGGGATCGAACTACCTCCTGTACCTGACCTCCCCGACCGCCGGGGGGATGCACCCCATCACCATTCAGGCCCACCCACAGGCCCTCACCGAGCAGGAGGCCGCGCTCGCCCCCGGCCCGGTGGACCCCATGACCGGGATGCCGGGACCGGGGATGCCCGCCGACCCCAACGACCTGATCCTCCGCTACGTCACCGCGGACGGGACCCTGACCGATCAGCCCGGCGAGGCCGCGACCCGCTGGATGCCCAAACTGGTGGGGTTCCGCTTCACTCCTGCCTCCGTCCGTCGATTCCCCCTGACCTCCGCCGACATCTGGGATGCGGACAAGGTGGTGATTGCCGCCTACCTGAGCCTCGGCACCTGCCTGGACCTGTGGCCGGACCAGTTGGAAGGGCTGTCGCTGCAAGAGCAGAAGGACTTGATCCACTGGCGCGGGATGCCCGATAGCAAGCCGCTGCTTCCCCGCAAGATGGGTGAGGCCTCCGATGTGCGGCCCCCCGAGGGACTGGAGCACGAAGGATTGGTGCTGGTCCTGATCGGGTTTGCCCGCGCCTGCCGGTCCTACCCGAACGGGGCCTATGTCGTGGTTGCCGGGGAGGACACCGTGTTGCAGCAGGGCGAATGGGTGGGGACCACCACGGAGGGGGCGAAAGAACCCCGCGACATTCCGCTCACCCAAATCATCCAGTGGCGCGGCGACCGGGACCACCCGGACGGCTCCGGGTTGATGCACTTCTTCGGCCCCGCCGGAGAGTTCCGTGCCGAACTGTACGGCAATATCAGCGACTACAATACCCGCGCCAACAACCGGAAAACCTTCGTCCCCTACCACTCCACCTACCAGCCGCAGGACGCCCAACTGGCGTTCTCCAGCATCGTCCCGATTCCGCCTGGTGGCGCCCCGACCTTCGAGCAAGTCCCCGAGATGCCCCAATCCCTGCCGATGCTCCTGGATCGGCTGGACCGGGAACTCGATGATGCCAGCAGCCTGCAACAGACCGGCCAAGGTCTCTCGGCCCCTGGAGTAGATTCGGGACGCCACGCGCTGGCGATTGTGCAGCAGGTGAACCAAGGGCTGTCGGACCCCCACGAATACGCCAAACGGGCGAAAGAACGCTCGTGGCGGATCAAGCTCCAGGCGTTCCGCTTCGACTACACCATCCCCCAGGTGTTTCAGTACGTTGGGGAGGATGGCGCCTATCGCACCCGCTACTGGATGGGGAGTGATCTGGGCGGGACCCGCGATGTGCGGATTCTGGCGGGCACCGGCAGTCTCATGAATCCACTCCAGAAAGCGCAAGTGCTGTCCCAGCTCGGCCAACTCGCCGGGATTCCCAGTGAGGACGTGTCCGCCCTGATTGGGACGATGCTCCCGCAAGTTACCGGCCTTCCAGACAATCCGTTCTTGCAACGGATTCGGCGGCAAATCGAAACCTTCGAGTCAGGTCCCCCGCAAGGGTGGACCCCGCCGCCCCCCCCACCCCCTCCCATCCCAACGGTGGTGGGGGCTGACCCGATGGGCCAACCGATGATGGGACCACCGCCCCCGCCGCCACCCCCGCCTGAAGGCGATCTGTGGCAGTGGGTCCCCAGCGACGTGCTGCCGGTGAGTGCCGGGGTCCGAGTCCGGGAACTGGCCAAAGTCACCGCCAAGGCCCGCTACCTCAACTATCCGGGGCCGTGGCGCGTGGGACTGGAACAGGAATTCGCCCGGATGCAGCAAGCGCTTGCCCCGCCCCCAATGGCGCCCAACGCGCCACAAGCGCCCGGCAAGCCCGCAGGCCCTGGCGGGCCGGGTGGGATGCCGGGGCCGGGCGGCACGGGCACGCCCCCAAATGAGAAGGCGGTCTTGAGCCCGCTGGAGATGGGCGTGGAATCACCCCAACCGGGATAACGGTGTGAAAGACGACCAGTTCCAGACGCTCTGTGTGATGGCCGCGGTCCTCCGCACCGGCAAGTCCGGCCCCACCGGCAAGGCGTGGGGGAGTGCGCTGGAGGAAGCCGTGGCAGGCTACGCCATGCTACTCAAGAACCGGGAGGCGATCTCGAAGATCGCGGAGTTCCAGGTTCAGGCGATGCCCACCCCGGAGGACAGCGACAAAGAGCCCGTCCATTGACGGGTCTTGCACCTTGCACGATTCGTGGCACTTGACAACTTCGGAAAGGGTGTTATATGTTCGATACGGATAGGCCCGGCGTCCCTGACGCCGACATGGACGTGACGGATGGCGACGAGGCACCCCCTTCAGCCGACCCGAACCCCCCACAGGCCGTACCAGCAGGAGAGGCCGACGCTCCCGGCAGACCCGCCGATGCCGTCCACGCCGATCCCGAACTCCCGCCAAAATTCATGCCCCCCGAGGGGGGTGACCCGTTCAGTTTTCGGGTGGATCGAACCGACGTCCCGGTGCCTGGGGCGCGGGTGATCGACGGGACGCTCGTGATGCCACGCGAGTCCTGGGATCAGCACATCCAGTCGAAGTGGGTCGCCAACCGAGCGGAGTGGACCCGGCGCGAGCAGGACTACCAGCAGAAGGTCCGGTCGCTGGAGCAGGTGATTCCGCAGGAGCGGCAGCAGGTCAAGGCGCAGGTGGATCAGTTGGCGGAGATGCTCGATGGCACTCCCGAAGGCCGCGAGAGGTTGATCGCGTGGCTCGATGGGTATGAGCAGAACGCCCCGATCCTGAAACTGCAAGCCGAATTGCGGATCAAGCAAGAGAAGCTGGAACGGTTCGAGCGGGAGCAAGCCGATCTCGAAACCACCCGCCACGCCGACGAATTGCGGCCCCGGTTGGTTGGTCATGTGAACGAGATGGTGGCCGCCGCGCAACAGGAGTTCCCGGCCCTTGCGGGACGACAGGATTTGGCGGAGCACATATTCAAGTACTTTGCCCCCCGCCTATTCTACGACGATCCCAATGGGCCGTACCAAGCCCCCGATGGCACCCGGTTCAACTTTGCCACGGAACTGTTTCGGGACATCATGCAGGACGAAGCGAAGCGGGCGCAGGTGCAGGTGCAGAACACGGTGAAGGTGGCCGAGGTCGTCAAGAAAAATGCCGCCGCCGTAGGGCAGCCCCGTACCGCGACCGGGCAGTTTGTCAAACCACCGCCTCCCAAGGAGGCCGGACCCCGACGCCTCACCGCCCAAGAGTGGGAGGATCGGTATGCCGACAAGAAATTCAGTTAACGCTCCCCGGTAGCGTGGGAGCGAGAAGGTAGAACCCAATGGCCGCATCCACCTACACCGTCACCACGTCCGGCACGACCCTGCCCAAACTCTGGCGCAAGGTGCAGGGCGAACTCCTCGTTGGCTTCAACGCCAAGTGCGAGGAAATCAGTCTGATCGAGGACCTGAAGGAATTCACCCCCAACTTCTCCGCCTATGAAGTCACCTGCCCGCTGGACATCGCGGAAAACGCGGGTGGCGCCTCGATCGTCGAGGGTGGGCATGAGTCCAGCCCGTCCACCGTCGCGCCGGTCGAACTCACGTTCACGTGGCTCAACGAAAACCACCGCTTCAGCAAGTCCCTGCTCTCTGAGTACCTGGATCGGCGGGCGTCCAGCTCGCAGATCGAGAACCAGATGAAGTATCAGGGCAAGAAACTGCTGCAAGCCCTGGTCCGCCGGGTCAGCAACCAGTTTTACGGCTACTCGACCGGGCGCGTCTGCGACACCTCCACCAACGCCACCTCGGCCTCCCAGACCCTCACGCTCGAAGATGCGTATGGGGAAACCGATCTGGACAATGCCGCCTTCATCGCCTCGAAGTTCAAGGTGGGGGACCGCATCGGCATCACCCGCTCCACCTCGCTCGTGGCGAACGGAATCGGCGTCATTACCGCCGTCACCCCCGCCACGCCGTCGATTGCCGTCACCATGATCGGCTCCTGCGATGTGGATGCGAACGACAACATCACCTACGCGAACTCGATGGAAAACACCACCATCGCCGGGACGGACTACTCGCGGCACGCGGTGGGTCTGTTGGATGGGGCGAACACCGCCTCCGTCCACGGCCATTCCAGCGCCACGAGCCCGCTCTGGGCGGCCCATGTCTCCAGCGTCGGCGGGCGGTATTCGCTGTCGCATCTGCGGGCCGGACAGTACGCGATCCAGAACAACGGCGGCGGCAAAGCCGACCTGATGATCGTGAGCAACGGCGTCCTCACCGACATGACCCTGCAACAGCAGGCCGTCCTCCGGTTCGATGACGCGATGAACATGGAATTCGATGGGGCCACCAAGATCAAGGGCGCCCGCATTTTCACCAGCCGGAAGGTGCCGAATTCCCGCGTGTTCCTGATGGACAGCAAGAAGGCGCTGCGGAAGTGGTTCCTGATGCCGATGCCGGATCAGGATGGCAACTTCCCCGAGGATGCCTACAACGTCAACGACGACAAGGTGCAGGATGTGTCGGCGCGAGTGTTCTCGCTCGACCTGTCGTGGGCGCTGGTGTGGCAGAACCGTGCGTGCCTGAGCCTGAGCACCGGCTTGACGGAGGCATAGTCCCTGTAGTGCGGTAGCGAAGATCGGGTGTGGGGCGCTGTCGTGGTTGGTAGGCGCCCCCACCCACCCCCCTCTCTCTGATTGGACACGACAATGGCTGGCACAACCACCAAGAGCAAGCGCACGCAACGACCTGGATCGGATGTCAACGACCTCCTGATCCAGTTCAACAAGATCATGGATGACCAGCAGACCCGCTGTGTTATGGCCCCCGCCCCCGTCATCAAATCGGGTGGGTCTGCGATCGCCAAAACCGGCGCCACCGCCACGATTGTGAATGTCGCTGGCGTACTCGTCAACATTGCCGCCTCCACGGACCTCGGGGCGCTCACCGGCATTGACATCACGGCGGCCAACTTCCGCATTGTCCTGTGGGGTTCGGACAACGCAGGCACGACCACCGCGTTCGGTGGCACCGAAGCGGCCACACTCGCAGCGGCCACCTTCCCCACCGTGACCGCTGGCCAGGCGGCCGTAGCCGGTGCTTATATCACCTACGCGTCCGCGTTCACGGGTGGTACCACGCCGCTCGACACGGCGACCACGGTGTACTTTTCCACGGTCGGACCCAGCTACTCAGCCTTTGGGGCGGCACGGGTCGGCAATCTGGCGGGGACCGCAATCTCCGCGACCGTCTAATGGCCGGGACGACAACCAGTAGCCGACGTGGGCGTACCGTCGGCTCTGAGGCGCCGATGGCGTCGGTGGTCAACGACCTCATTGTGCAGCACAACGCGCTCGTGGATGATATCGAGGCGATCCGCTCGGCCTCTCAGGCGGGCGCGACCGTGGCGGTCACCGAACTCATGGCCGATCACGCGGACTTCCGAACGTGGAATGTCGAAGCCTCGGACGACGACAACAACCTGAGCAATCAGGTGGACGCGATTCACACCCCCGATGGGGTCCGGGGTGGAACGTATGTCCTGGGTCCAGCCGGTGCAGCGGTCACCCTCGCCACCAGCGGGTATGTGACCTACTCCATCGGCGGCGTGACGTACACCGCCACGATGCCTGCCACGGTCACCCTTGCGGCCCAGACCATTTCCCAGAACAACTTCGGCGCGTGGCGGGTCGAGATTGACCGGCTCGGCGCGGTGACGGCGACATCGGGTGCGACCGTAGCGGGCTATGCGTCCGCCCAGATCGCCCTCTTGGCGCTTTCGGCGGTGGCACCCACCGCGAACGCCGCGACCATTGGCTACTTCACCGCGACCGACAGCGACTCGACCTATGTGGTGAACACCAACAACCTGAACGCCTCCGGGATGACCGTCGTGTTCTATTACGAACGTGCTCCCCGGAAACGGATTGCCGGACTGAACACCGCCCAAGGCGCCGTGTCTACCCTGACGGCTGCCAGCACCACCTACGGGGTCGGGAACACCAACGTCAACATCAACGGCCTCAAGGTGGCCCAGATCGCGGCGGCAGCGGCCCAGGCCCTCACCGACGCGGACACCATCGCCACGCTCAAGTTCGGCAATGTCCTGCTCCTAACCAATTTGGCGGGCACCGGGTTTGTGTCGCTCAATGCGACTGGCGTCCCCGGTGTTGCCGCAATGGCCTACGCATCGGCGGCGGCGGCCCTCGTGGATTCGGACCTCGTGGTGGATCGTCTCCCGCCGATGTTTGTGCCGGTGGCACTCATCAAGGTCAGTAACCAAGCGGGCGGCACCTTCACGTTCAAGACGACCAACTGGGATGCGGCCAGCGTGACCTCGACGATCACCGATGCCGCTATTGCCGGATGGAATCGGACCATTGCGACTGGTTTCAACTCCCACCAGATCACTCGGGCTGCGATTCCCGCGCTGATGGCTTCGACCAATCCCGCGACCCTCTCTGCGGCGGTGCCCAGCTCGACCGCGATTGATACGGCAGGCGATCTCCTGTCCGCGAAGATCGGGGATTCGAGTGGTGTTGCGATTGCGCTGTCCTCGTGACGGGGACTGAGAAGGACAGTGTGTTCTACTGGACGCGGGAAGCGCCGCAGTCCTGGCATGACGAGGTGGAACGGCTGGCCCCCAAGCAGGATCGGTCCAGCCACCTCCTCCTCTGGTGGGAGTCCGGCACTCCCGCCGCCCCAGCTCAACGCCTATCTGGCTCGGCGCTTGGCTCGATTCCACCGACTGTAGTGGGTGCCGCACCACCCCCGCGCCCATCCTTTGTTGGCGCAGCCCGGAACGGAGCAATGCAGCTGTGTCTTGGGATGGTGCAGCTTGGAGTGGTCGCCACGCGGAATGGCCTCAAGGTTTTCGAGGCGATTGTCATCGCGCTGATGGTTTTTGTGGTGAATCGTGTGTCCGGTTGGGGTTGGACCATTGGCATCTTCCCAGACCACACGATGCTCAAACAACTGTTCTCCATCAACGGTCACAAGCCGATATCCCTGCTTGTTGGTATGGCCTGTTCCCTTGATGCGACGAACACGAATTTCGGGATCGCCGTTGCGACACAGCGTTTGATAGTGCATCCCGCACAGTCTTCGGCATTTGGCGGGCCGCCCGCATTCTCGCACAGTGCATGGTGTCATGTATGAAAGATAACACTGACATCGATTGGGAGCAACCGTGGTCTGAGGCGTTTGAGTGGGATCGTCCAGTGCCGCCTGCGTGGGCCGCAGAGGTTGAGGCACTAGCACCAAAGGCAGACCGATCCTCCCACCTTCTGTTGTGGTGGGAGTCCGGAACCCCAGATTGTCCCGCGAATCGCTGGGTGATCTACCAAGCGGTCCCGTTTCAGTATGTGGACCCGTGGAAGATGGAGTCGTTTCTGGCGGATCGGCCTTGTCGCTGTCTCCGGGTCTGGACTCCGGAGGAACGGTGTCCCAAATGTCTCGGGGTGATTTCGCCGGGCCGGACCAAGATTTCGGACCACTTGTACAAGACCGGGTGCTTGGCCTTGCCCTATTGGGTGATTCAGGGTCATCACGGTGGGCATCGCCGGATGTACTCGCAGGTGGATCAGCAGGCGGCGCGGCTTCTAAAACAGCCGATCACGCCCCCCGAGACCGGGGACTTGTGTTATGCGCCAGTGGATCAGCGGGTGATTCGCAAGGTGCGCCTCAACGATCTCGCACAGCGGGCCTACTTCAATATGGGGGATGCCGCCGCCGCCGATCAACGCGCCGCGCAAGTGGCCTTCCATACCGCCTTGGATGCCTACATTGACGGGGCGGTGGAACGCGAGATGGACAACATTCCGATGGGGCGGAAGGCGTCAATGATTGACGAACTCCCGCAAACCCACACGCAGGACCGTCGTCCCGTGGACTACGCCGCGGAACGCGATGCCTTCATCCACCAGGAGTAATGTATGCCGATCAAGTCCCAAGCCGATCAACGCAAGGGTGCCAAGTATACCGACCAGCATGGCCGGAAGTGGTGGGCCTCCATCGAGATTCGGACCGGCGACCCCTGTTCCCCGATTGAGCCGAGTTTCACCGCCCCCATCCTGCCGCCGCAGCAGTATCTCCGACTGGATCAGGAGACCCCCGGGAAGATCACCGTCGCCTACGACGACTGGGAACGCGATCTCATTGTCGCGGATACCGACTGGTTCAAGCGGTGTCATGCCTACGGGATCAAGCTGTACAAGGACGCCTTCGATACCACTCGCCCGTTCAACGTGGCGATTCTGGAGGAGATCGGTGCCCGCCCCCACGTCCCGGATTTGGTGACCCCGCTTGGGGTCGAGCCGATGCCGGGCGGGGCGGCGCTGCCGGTGCAGGCGTGCAAGGCGGGCAACCTCTGGGCCTTGGGCCTCAAGGGGCCGAACGGCGAGGAACCCAAGATGCCGGAACGGCTGCGGGACTTCTTTATCCGTCCGATCACCGTCTCACCGTCCTTCGACGATGAGTTTGTCGAACCGCCTCCCGCGCAAGTCTATGCCAGCCCTGCCCCCGCCTTTGCGGTGGAGGAGGAGGAGGACACGATGGCCCCGATCCCCAGTTTCTTGAAACCCGACACCAAGCCGAAGTTCGCCTAAGGAGTCACGATGGCCCTCAACGCTGACATCTTCTCGCTGGATAACACCACCAACTCGGTGACCAGCGCCACCAAATTGATCCGGGCCTCCGACGCCTATGCCGGGATGGTCACCTTCCAAGTCGTCGGCATGGCCGGGGCGACCGTCCTGACCGCGCAAGGGTCCATTGACAACGTACCCACCTATGTCACGATGGGCGTGGTCCCCAGCAACTCGACCACGATGGCGACCACCATCACCGCCGATGGCATCTACCGCTGTGATATCAGTGGTATCCAGGGATTCCGACTCCGGGTCTCCACCACGGGGACCGGCACGACGGTCGTCACCGTGTTCACCACCGAAGGTTAACATGACGTGGGCGATTCTCGCCCTGATTGGAGTGGGCATGGCGATCTACAAGCTCAACATCAAGCGCAAGGCGCAACCGAACATTCTGGCATCCGTGGTCTTTACCCCGGCCAGCCTGGACCTGTTGCCCGGCGCCTCGGGGGCGGTGGACGTGACCGGCCTCGATGCCCTGCTCCGTCCGGTGGCGATCACCGTGCGGTCGGTGTCCGCGCCAGCAGGACTAACGGCTCTGGCCCTCGGGAACCGCGTGACGGTTTCCGCAGACCCGATTGGTCCGGCGGTGGATGCAGCCCTGCAAGTGGACGTGGACGTGGTGTAGATGATGGGACACCTGTCTGTCACGGCGCGAGCGGGCCGACCGGGGCCGGGGACTGGCTCCGCGGGCACAGCGATTGCTGCCGTGACCCAGCGGTTCGATGGGTCCAGCGGCAGCGTCACGGTCTCGGCGGGCTTCCCACTCAAGCCAGGGACGCTGTTTCCTGCGGACGTGACCGCCAAGAAGGTCAAGGTCACGGTGTCAGGGGTTGAGCAGGCCATCTTCTGTGGCCCCCTCTATGGGCTGTGGGCTGATGGCTCGTTGCATAGCATCCTGATTCAGTATGTCTACAACATCCCCGATGCGAGTGCGATCACGTCGGAGGTGACCTTGGGCGTAGTGCGGACCACCACGGACATCAGCGAGACGGTCGTCACCAATGCCAACCTCACGGCTCATGCCCGGCTCTTGCCGTCGAGCCCCACCTACCTCTGTCAGACCGAATGTACGCTGCAACCGCTGATCGCGGATAGCGCGGAAACGGTCAACGACAAGGCGTGGTACACGACCAAAATGGATACCAAGTATTCACTTGCCGCAGTCAGCGGGGCGGCCTTCGATATGTTCGCGGCTGCCCCGTCAGAGTATGAGCGGGGCCGCACGCTCGCCGCGCATTGGTGCCGCACCGGGACGGTCAAGTACCACAAGGAAATGATCCTGCGAATGCAGGACTATATGCGGTACTGCACGCCGGGCAAGAACCTGTCCAACCACACCGATGTCAACACCGACCTGATGACGGTCAACAGCGGGGATTCCGGGCGCGCCAGTCTGTCTGAAGCGCACACGGTGGAATGGATGTCCCTCGGCGTGCTCTATTGGCTCACCGGATGGGGCCAAGTGTGGCGGACCCTCAACTTCCAGTTGACTGAGGCGTGCTACAAGATGACCTCGGACGCGATTGCCAACGCGGACGGTGGGTGGCTCCAGTACGGCTACGCGCAGCGGGCCAATACCTGCACGCCGTTTGGGACTGGGGGCGGGTGGGGGCTCATGGTCATGGGCTACCTCTTTGAGTGCACCCATTCCTTCTCGGGCAACGTGTCAGGGTATCCGGGATTCTCGATCACCTACTCGACCCACTTGGCTCGCGTGATGGGAGCACTCGCCGCGAACCAGATTAGCGGAGCCTCAGTCGGGAATGTGCTGGATGGGCTGGTGGGGACTCACAAGACCTGCTCGGACAACGATGGACTGGGGGCGACCGGACAATTCTTCAATTTCCAGTTGGCGGTGCTGGCCGAGTATCTGATGCTCTATTACCGCTATGTCGCGGAGGATAGCCGGATTCCGACGTGGCTGACCACGCTCGGAGCACTCGTCATCGCGCAGCAGCGGCTTGCCAATGCGGCGGACATCGCCTTCGGCCTGCCCTCGGACATCTACGTCATGCCCTACATCGTCCGCCAGGTGCCAACCGACGAGGGCTCAGGACGGGCGGGCGATGCGTGGACACACCCGATGTTCGTGAGCCTGTTCGGGTGGCTCTACAGCTACACCGCCTCGGCCACCTATACGACGTGGATGGATCGGTGCCTGCACAGCTACCGAGACTTCCAGTTAACGTACAGCTACAAGCAGTTTGAGGAAATCTTCGGCCTCGGGAACGCCGGTCCCGCCTATCGGCAGGGCGCGTCCTACCGTGGCCCCGTCGTTCCGGCCATCACTCAACCCCCGGCCCACTGATGACCGCAATCACGACGGCGGGCGCTGGTGCCTGGTCGGCAACGGGCACATGGACCGGTAGCGTGGTGCCCGTTGACGGCGATACCGTCACCCTGAACCATGCCGTGCATGTTGACGCTAATTCCGTGGTGGGGTCGGCCCCAGCGACTGGCGGCACCAAGGCCATCGTGGCGAACTCCGCGCTGACGATTGATACCGGCATCACCCTGGAGGTGAAGGGTGATGTTGACCTCGTGAATGCGGCACTCATTCTGAGTGCAGGAGCCATTATCGAGGGCAACCCGGCCACCGGGGTCGCCTATCGCATTAATGTCGGCACAGCGCACGGTCAGGCCAATGCCAAGATCACAGCTACGGGCACGTCGGGATCGCATTGTGTGATTCGGAAGAAATCCGGCGCGCTGGGAACCTTTGTGGGCCGGTCCCAATCCCTCCAACGGGCGGGCAAAGGAACATTTGTCTATACCGATTTTACCGATCTCGGATCGTCGGGATTGGATGCCTACAGCTGGTGGCTCAACGACGGGACGGACGTGCTGACGTGGGCCAATTGTACGATGGACAACTGTGGTCGTTTCATGGAGTCGGTGGGGGCCGATCAGAATTCAGATTGGAGCATGACAGATGTAGTTTTTAAGAATAGCCCCGGTAGTGTAAACTTGAGTACTCAAGCGTCCGCCGCGTTGCTAGGGGGGGCTACACGTTTCCTCTTGCGGGTAGCGTTTGACAAAGAGTATAACACGACCAGCGTTGATGTGACCATGAACGAAGTCCGCTGCAAGACCAACATGGTGTTCACAACAAATTCGACAATAGGCGCGGGCTCCCAGGACAATTTCTGGTATAACACGACGACCGCGGCCCCAATCGCCACGCCCAAAAGCAACATCACACGTTGGTATGGCGTGAAGACCGCCACCAATCCCCATTGGTTACAATTCAATGACGGCGCGAATCAGACGTTTGATCGAGTGATTCTTGAGTCTACCGACACCGGCGACGGCGTTGGTGATGCGATTGTGGTCCAGCCTCCGGCGACCGCGAAAGTGATGACAGTTAAAAATTGTATATTAGTTCCTCATTCAGATGGGACTCGGCCCGGCAAGATTGTGTCGTTGTTAGGTGGCGCCAATCTCACCTTTTCGATGGAACATTGCACCTATATCACAACGGGTGCTGCCGGGGTAGAATCCGGGTTGGGGCTTGGGGAAACGTATGCGGGTCATGCGGGTATGTGCTCGTCCTTCAAGTCCAACCTCGGCTGGCGATCTGCCAGTTCTGGTGGGGCGCTCATCAATCGACAGGGTGGCACGGTGCAGGACATCGTCGCCGCCGCGAATTGTGACTACAACGCCCGATGGAACCTGAACAATGGGTCTGATGGCAACGGCATTGAAGGCAATGCGACCAACATCTTCTCCTCCGGCACCCACGACGCCAACAGTAAAACGCTGTCCGCCGATCCCTTCGTGGACAAGGCGCGGAACCTTGCGAAATGGGACTTGTCCCTGGGGGGACCGGGGACCGTCGCCAACGCCCTTGTGGGGTTGATGGCGCTGACCAGCGGCTACACCGTGGCCGCGCTTATTGACTATGTGTTCGCCGGGTTTGCCGTCACCGACGTCACGCTCAACAACGCCGGTCACGACAGCGTGACGATTGGTGCCGGTAGCTATGCGGCGCCGGTGGTCCCAGTCTTTATGAACATTCAACGTCAGATGCGGGGATAGTCCATGCGCCATCTCAGAAGCAATACCGCCACGCGGGTCACGGTTGGACCCTTCTTGGACAAGACAGACGGCATTACCCCAGAAGTGGCCCTGACCGCCACGAACGAGAAATTGACCCTTGTGGTCGATGACGCCGGGGTACCAACCCTGATCCTGGATGTTGCGGCCACCGCCAGTGGTGGTGCTAACGACCTGGTGCATATCACGGCGGACGACGCGGGGTATTACGACCTCGAACTGGCCGCCGCCAACGTCAACTATTTGGGTCGGGCCTGTCTCTCGATCACCTATGTCACCGACCATTGCCCGGTGTTTCACGAATTCATGATCTTGCCGGGTCAGGTGTTCGACTCAATGTACAGCGCGGTGGGCAGCGCCGCCACCTTCGGCATCGTGGATCAGGGCACCGTGGGGGCCGCTGCGACCACCACCACAAGTTGCGATATTCGGGCCGCCGCCGCCTTTACCACGAGCCAACTGGTCGGGGCGACCATCGTGTTCTCGACGGGCGAGGCCCGCTCGATCCTCACCCAGACCAACGACAGCATCACGTTCGATGCGTTGATTACCGCGCCGACCGCAAGCACCACGACCTACACGATTTTTGGCTCGCCGCCCGCGAGCACCACCACGCCAATGCCGGTGGATGCGGTCAAGATCAGCGGGAACACCGCCGCCGCCGACAACTGCCAACTCATGTTCGATGGGACGGGCTACGGGGGCGGGACGACCCTGTTGACGGTGGATGCCACCAAGATCAGCGCCAGCGCCGCTGCCGCCGACAACCTGGAAACGGCGTTCGCCTCGACCATTGCCGAACTCGCGGCCATCCCCGCCGCCAACGCGCCGCTGTGGACCGCGATCAAGTATCTGTTCCTGCTGGCCCGGAACAAGATCACCCAGACCTCGACCACGCAACTCGTCAAGGCGGACGACGGCACCACGACGGTCGCCACCTACACGATCAGCGATGACGCGACCACCTATACGCGGAATGAGGGCGCGTAATGGCCGATCTTGACGCCCGAGACAAGCGTGCTTCTTCGGTCAACGTCCTGCTCTCGTTTGGACGCACCCTCCCCAATCCGACGGGTGCGATTGGGGCGGCGGACCGAGCGCAAACCGCCTATAGCTATGGCGGCCTGCTCACCGCCGACATCGGGGGGCCTCCACCAAACCCGATCCTCTACAGCCCCTTTGGACTCCGACTCCGCCGCAACGCGGCACCAAGGCTCTAAATGGCCGATGGCGTCGTTCTCAATGTGATGACGGGGGGCTCGACCGCCGCCACCGACGATTGTGCGGCGGCGGGTCATGCACAAATCGTCAAACTGGCGATTGCCACGGACGCCTCTGCGACCCTGATTCCCGCCGATGCGGACGGTCTGTTGGTCAATCTCGGGGCCAACAACGATGTGACGGTGACCTCGGGCACCGTGACCACCGTGTCAACGGTAACGGCGGTGACCACGCTCGGGACGGTGACGAACGTCGTCCATGTGGACGACAACGCGGCCAGCCTCACCGTAGACAATGCCCAGTTGTCCGTGGTGGGGACCGGGACGGAAGCCGCCGCGCTCCGGGTGACCATCGCTACCGACTCGACGGGTGTCCTGAGTGTAGATGACAACGGTGGGGCGCTGACCGTGGATGGTACCGTCACCGTCGGGTCCATTACCGCCGGGGACAACAACATCGGGAATGTGGATATTGTCACCGTTCCTGCTGACCCCTTTGGGCTGAACGCCGATGCGGCCAGCGCGACGGGTAGCATTTCCGCCAAGCTGCGGTTCATTGCGGCGACCGGCATCCCAGTCACCAATACGGTCACCGTGGGGTCCCATGCGGTCACCAATGCGGGCACCTTCGCCGTGCAGGCCGAGGGCAAGGCGGCGCACGGCGGGGCAGAACCTAACCCCATCCCCAATGGGTATATCACTATCGCCCACGGGACGAACCCCACGCAGATTGCGGCGGGCCTCGTCACCAAGGCGTATGCAAGCCGACATGGTATCCCCTTCGTGATCGGGGGCCACCCGAACATCATCACCAGTATGCAGATCATCACCACCGGCGTCACGGACGATAGCACGATTTCTGGCACCATCGCCGCAGGAACAAAGGTGGTGGTGACCCAGGTGCAGTTCACGGTGGACAATGCCTCGACCGTGTTCCCGAAGATCATTGTTGGGTTCGGGACCGCGAACACCCCCGCCTCTGGCGCGGGCGTCGTGGCCTCCCATCCCGGTGTTCCGGCGGGGGGTGGATTCTCCCGTGGGGACGGGTCCGGCATCCTGGGTGTCGGCGCGGACGGCGCCGAACTCCGTGTCACAACCGTTGGCACCATTGGTGGCATCGGGGGCTATCTCACGGTCAGCTACTATACCATCGAAAGTTAGGGTTCTATCGCAATGGGTGTCCTGACCTTGACCGCCGCCTCGACCAACTTCGTCGCCACGACCCGACACCATCGGATGTGTTTGTGGGGCGGTGGGGCGCCGGGCGGCGGAGCGACCGGGAACCCAAGCGGAGGCGGGGGCGGTGGGGGCGGACAGATCGCCTGTAGCCGACGCGCCCTTACACCGGGGACATCCTATACCGTCGTGGTGGGCCAAACCGTGACCGGCCTGACAACCAGCAATAACGTCGCCGGGCAGGACACGACCTTCAACTCGACCGATGTCGTGGCGAAGGGTGGAGTCGGTGGGGCACAAGCCACCGTGAATTCTACCTCCGGGGCCGGTGGGGTCGGCACCGCGACCGGGGCCGTTGGGGACTCGACCGCTGCTGGGAGTTCTGGGGGCACCGGCTCCGCCGGGGCGTCGGGTGGCGGTGGAGGCGAAGGCAGCGGGCTCAATAGCAGCGACGTGGCCACGGTTGGCGCGGCGGGCGGCGTCACGACAGGTGGCACCGGGAGCACAGATGGCGGCGCGGGTGGCGATGCGGGCATTACCACCGGGAATGGTGGTGCTGGGAATACCGGCGTTGCGCCGGGCGGCGGCGGTGGTGGGGGCCGGGCCGGAAACGCCACCGACCGGGCCGCCGGAAATGGAGTGCCCGGGCAGGCAAAGATTTGGTGGATACCGCCTTGTTCCATGATGTTGTTGGGGGTGGGCTGATGCTGGTCGTTCTGATCCTCGGGGGCGTGGTCTTGGTGGGCAACCTCGGGATCATGGTCTGGCTGGTGTGGCGGGTGCAGCCCCATATGAACGCGCTGCCCCGCTTTGCCCACGATCTCGCGCAGTTTCGTGCGGCGGCATCCGAGGACATGGAAGCCCATGCGGCGCGACTGGACCGACTCGATACGGACTATGCGGTTCGCATGATTCACACGAAATAAGCAGGACAACCTATGGCCCCTCTCCGATTCTCTCGACGCATCGCCCTCCAGGTCTGGTTCGCGCTGGTCGCGTTCATGCTGGTGGTGGGCCGTCGCGTGGCGGAATTCAGTCATATTGACGCCAGCCAGGGGATTGCCAAGACCCGCTGGCATGGGGTCTCACCCGACATTCTCGACGCGAGCCTCCTCCTGCTGTTCAGCCAGCCCGCCGCCCCTGGGGGTGGGGGATCGAATCCCGCCCTGTCGAACTTTGGGTTGCGGCGGCGGCACATGGCTGCGGTGAGGCCCCTCTAATGGCCTATACCTCGGCGGGCTTGCTCGCACTTCTGAAGGACACGACCCAGATCACGACCACCAATCAGGGCACGTCCGACGCGCAGCTCTATCAACTGCTCGAAAACGCGCAACTGCGGATCGCGCAACTGATGGCCGTTCATGTGCCCCATACGAATGTGAGCGCGCCCGAGGCGCTGACCAGCGCGGATTCCGGGGCCACCTATACCTTTGCCTACTACCCGATGGGCCACGCGGAACTGCGGGACGGGCGAAGTGGGTCGCTCTTGGTTCCCTGTTCCGACTGGAACGCGAACGGCTATGTCATCGAGGGTCAGACGGTGCGGCTCCCGAACAACCATCCCCGACTCTTTGGGAATGGACTGTACGCCCGATACGTTCGGACGCCGAGCACCCTCAACGCCAGCAATGAGCCGACCCTGATGCCCACCCATGCCCGACTCGCCGTGGTCTACGATGCCGCGGTGGAGTGGGCGGGACAAGGCGGCATGATTGATCCGTCGCCCTATCTCAAGATGCGACAGGACTTCCTCTGGGGCGATCCCGCCTATCCGGGGAATGTGGGGCTGATTCCGGCACTCAAGACGCAATACTACGGGCAGGGGGCCTCCGCCCAAGTCAATGACTACTGGTGGCGCGGGCAGGGGTACACATGAGTCCCGCCACGCAGAAGCGCCGCCGGTATCGGGCTGGTCCCTTTCTCGGGATGCGGGATGCCGCGCACCCTGACCAGTCGGACCCCAAGTATGCGGCCCAGATCGTCAATATGTATCCACAGGACTCGCCCTTGGGGCCGGTCCTGGTGGGGCGTCCCGGTTTCAGTCTGATGGGGGCGCAGTTGGGAACGGCGGGGGCGCGGACCTCGCAACTGATTGTGCAGTTCACCAAGCGCAGCGGCACCGAGTACCGGGTGCAAATCTGCGATGGACTGTTCTACACCTGGGATGGTGCCGCATGGAATGAGGTGGTGACCACCGCCAACTTCACCACGGCGGGGATCACCCTGTCCACCACGGCCCGCTGCTACGCGATCACGTTCAACGATACGCTGTTGATCTCGGATGGGGTGGGCAAGCCGTTCACCTGGGATGGCACGGCGGGAGCGGGCGGGCTGACCAGCCTGACCAATGCCCCGGTCCTCTACGGGCAGCCGGTGGTCTACTACGCCAAGTGGTTTGGCATCAAGAACACGGCCCGCCAGACGATTGTCTGGTCGGAGGAGGCGGCGGCCAATACCGGCTTCGAGGCGGGGGGCTACAACAACGCATGGGATTTGGTGCAGAACCAAACCGAGGGTTTGATTGCGCTCGCTGCCACCAACGAGGCCCTGTACTACTTCCGCCAGAACTCGGCGGGCGCCATTGTGGGGGCGGTCACGACCGATTTCAAGACGACGGGCACGCGTGAGGCCATCTCCAGCGGGATCGGCACCCTCTCGCCCTCGGGCGTGTTGGTAAGCGATAACGGGGTGGTGTTTGTGGATCAATTTGGCACGATCCAGCGGGCGCGAGTGGGGGGAGGCGTCACCGAAATCGGTCTCGGGTTCCGGGGCACGATGCGGGGTATCCCCACCAGTAAACTCGATGACATCCTGGCGCTGGAGGACATCGAGTTCGACATGATTCGGTTTGCGATTCCGGGCTTGGGAGAGGACTGGCCCAACCAGATTTTCAACCTGCGCCGGGAGAGTGGCGAGGCGCTGGGAATAGATACCGGCTTCCGCTTCTCGGCGTGGGGGCTGCTCAAGGACTCGGATGGGACGCCGACACTCGTCCACGGCGGGGGGAGTACGTCCGCCACGATCACGGATGGGTATAGCTACTTGCACGGACATCTGGATGGCTCGACGTGGGCCGATGGGTTCAACGGAGGCACCATCCCGATTACCCACCAGATCACCACCGCCCCACTCGGGTTTGACGTGAGCGTGGAGCAGGCGTATGTGCGGGGTGATTTCTCGATAGTCCCGGTGACCACGATGACGGGCGCAACCCTGACCTTCCGCACCCCCACGGCGGTCACCAGCCCGATCACCGTGGCGACGATCACCTCGACCGGCACGCCGCTCGGCACGTTTGTCCTCGGAACGGACACGCTCGCAGATACACCGGGGGAACGCAAGGTGACGTGGCAGATGCGGGTGCCGGGCCGGGGCTGTACGGTGGGCTTCTCGCATGGTTACAGCACCGAACGGGTGCAGTTGAATGAACTGGCGCTCGAAGCCACCCCCTACGGCCAACGCCAAGGGACATACTGATGAGCACGATTCCAAGTATCCCCTCGTGGTCGGATAAAGACGTGTTGACGCACACGGCCCTCAATACCATGGTGTCCAGCATCCGGGATACCGTGAACACCTACGGGATGTTCACCGATGTCGCCCGGACGGTGACCGCGGTGCAGACCTTCAGTGCCGCGCCGGTGTTCTCCACGGGATTTGGCGTGGCGGGCACCATCACGGTGTCCACGGGCGGGATCGCGGTGACCGGCAACAGCACGATTGTCGGGACACTCGGCTCGGTGACCACGCTGACTTGCATCACGGTCACCGCGACCAACTTGGGCGGGACAGTGACCACGGCAGCGCAAGCAAGTATCACAAGTCTCGGGACGTTGACGGCACTTGCGGTGGCGGGTGCTGTCACCGTGACGACCGCAAAAGCCACGTTTGCCGCGACGGCAGCGGGATATGCCTCGGCCCGCCTCCCTCATGGCACCGCGCCGTCGAGTCCGGTTGATGGCGACGTGTGGACGACGACCGCCGGACTCTATGCGCGGATCAACGCTGGTACGGTTGGACCACTCGGTGTTGCGCTGACACAGCTAACAGACGATGGAACCACACTGACGCTGGCTTCGCGCTACTTCACTGCCAGCGCCCAGGCGGCGTGTGCGCTGACCGACGCGGGACAGACCATCAATACCACGACGGCGGTGCTGGCGTTTACAGGGGCCGAGTCCTTCGATGTCGGTGGACTCCATGAGGGTGTGACGAACCCCAGTCGCATTACTATTCCCACTGGAGCGGGCGGTGTATACACGGTGTCGTTCTACGGCAACGCCTACGTGAACACGGGCACTGCGAACTTCTACTTCACGGTTGACGGAGTACAGAAGCCGGGTGCGGCGTCATTGGTGACAATCCCCTTCACATCAAGTAGCCCCGTCTCTTTCGGCGCCGCGTTGTCCGTCTCAGCGGGGTCATACATCGAGGTTGTGGTGCAGTCCTCCGCGATCTGCACCGTACTTGAAATGGTTCTTTCCGCCGTGAAGGTCGCATGATCCGTATACTGGATTTGGACCCGGCGCAGGCGGATGCGCTCCGCGATCTTATGCGGCAGGCGGAATCGGCTCAGGAACGGCTCACACTCGCCTTCTCGATGGTGGTACGCGGCCACGGGATCATCGAGGCCAGCGCCCCGGTTCTGAATGGCACCCAACTGTCGGTCACCGTTCCGGAGGATAGCTAATGGCACTGGAACGGGCGCGGGTCGAGGGGTGGATTGGGACTGCGGAACGCGGGAACGCCGAAATCAAGGCGTGGATTGCGGATACCGCCAATGCGCGGAGCCCGTTCCTCGCCACGATTCAGCAGGTGGCGGCAGGTATTGACCAGGGCACGGCCATCTTAGCGAAGATTGCGGCCACGATGGAACGAAGTGAACTCACCACACAACGGGGGGCACTTGATACCAAGATCGCAGCACTCGATGTGGTCCTTGGACCCTAATGGGCGTAAACTACCCGTGGCGTTCTCGGTACTTGCGGCCAGCGCCGTCGTTCAGGTGATAGTAGTTATGCTCGCGCTGTCTTTTGCAAACGCGGCACACTCGACGCCCTCTGGTGTAGGGAACCAACCTATGTCCAGCGCCACAATGGGTTTGTCTGGCTTTTTGGGCAGGAGAGCTGATCCCGCGCAAGACGTTCACCTTATTGGTGACCACCTCAAGGTGGGTCGGGTTGATACAGGCCCGATTTCGACAAAGGTGGTCCAGTTGGAGTCCGGCAGGGATGGGTCCAACCCAATATTCGTAGGCGTACCGATGGGCTTGGTGTTGACGATACTTGGTGTTGAACACACCATACCCAGAGTGATGTCGCCCACCAATCCACAAAACACAGTCGGTTGGGTGGGTTGGAACACAGAAGAATCGAGTGAACGGTGCTCGCGCCATACCATCAATGTAATGCCTTTCGTGGCAAAGGCATAGGGGGTGTCAAATCGGACTCCGCCGCTGGGACTTGCCCATGTCGCTCCCGGATGTACCCTCGGTGACGCGGGCGCTCCGGGTGCTCCAGGGGTTGCTCGGGAGAACGCCCCAATTTGCCGATGCCCGCATCGTCACGGCGAGCACCACCATGACGGATGCCGACGACACGTTACTAGTGGCCACAGCGGGTGGTGCAGTGACTGTGACCCTGATGGTTGCTTCGACCGTGTTGGGACGACGGTTCACCGTGAAGAAGATGGATGCGAGCGCGAACAACGTGGTGCTGGACGGCAACGGCTCGGAGACCCTTGACGGCGCCGCGAATATCACCTGGAATACGCAGTACACCAGTTACACGGTACAGGCGGTGATGACGGCGAGTCCCGCCACGTTCAACTGGGTGATCGTTGGGAAGGGCTTGCTCTAAACGTCTATGCCCGATCTGACATAGTGGTAGCGACTCCGCGACGGTAGTGCACGGTATGTACAAAGTGGGTACGAAAGGCAGGACATGATGGGATTGAACCTCGGTAAACTCGTCAAGGGCGCAATCGGCCTGATTCCCGGCGTCGGGGGTATTGCCTCGGCGGCGCTCGGCGTGGTGTCTGGTGCGAAACAACAGAACGCGGCAAACAAGCAGAACAAGGCGATGCTTGACATGACCCTGCAACGCAATAAGGAGACCGCACCGCTGCGGTCCCGTGCCTTGCAAATGGCGACCCAAGGGTTCCGACCGGGCCGAGAGGACCTGTCCTCGATCTTTGCCGATTCCGGGAACCCCTATGCGCGAGTCGCCCCGCGTCCGGTGGCCCAACCGCCGGTCCCGCAAGGCCCACCCCCCGGCCCGGCCACTCTCCCGCGCCCGCAAGGCCCATTTGGGTTCCTGCGTGCCCGAGGCGCGGGGCCGTTGCCGGGTGTGGGGCCGTTGCCGGGTGGGGGCCCGAACCCGCAGAGTCTTTTGGGAAGGGCGGTGCAGTAATGGCCACAATTGATCCCAACGCGGTGCAACCGATCTTGAAGCCGCAGCAACAGCCGGGGGTACCGCAGGTGAATCCCGGCACGGGGGCACCCGATCCCTATGTGGCGGGGCCGTCCGCGCCCGAGAGCACCAGCTACCAGCCACAGTTTTCCAGAAGTGGGAGTCCGGAATCCTTGTTTTCTCAAGATCAGGCTGGCCATCTCCAGTTCCTTTCTGCGGGCACCGCCGCTGGACATGACATGAGCGGGTACGCCTCATCGTACACTCCGCAGATACAACAGGTCGCCCCCACTCACACGGGCTTTGACGTATCATCTGGCTCGGGACAACCACAGACACCTACCACATCTGCACGGCAGGATATGGCAAATGGGGGTGGGTACGCCAGTCTCACCCCGATTGATCCGGCGCAGGACTACCGGAGTCAGGCCATCACGCCCGGTGCCGATCCCCGGCTCGCTACCACCCAGGGGCAGACCAATACCGCCGCGAACGCCGTGGCGGGGTCCTCGTATCAGGCCCCCCAAACCAACGACGCCTATACCCAAGCCGCACAGGGTTACACCCAGCAGGCGGCGGGCGCCCTCGGGTCGGGACAGGTCGCGGGGACCAACGTGCAGCCCGCCCAGTCCATCTTGGATCGGGCCATTCAGCAGGCACAGGGCCTCTCCACCCAGTCGGGCGGGGGCCTCAACTACGGGGCCGACACCAGCGCCCTGCGGGCCGCGTTGGCCGGACAAGCCGGGGGACTGCTCAACGGCGCCCCCTCCCGTGAGGACCTGGCCAACAAGCAATTCGCGCTCCTGCAAGAGCAGAGCAACCCCCAGTTCCAGCAGGACCTCCGGGGGGTCGGCCAGAAGGCCGCCGCCTTCGGGCGCATCGGCGCGGGAATGACCACCAGCGACCTTGGGGATGTGGCCCAGCGCCGCAACCAAGCCTTCTCACAGGCCGCCAGAGGGATCAGTTACGATGCGGCGGGTCAGGCGGTCAATGACCGGCTCTCGGCCCTCCAGGCGGCGACTGGGGGCTTTGGGGCGCTCGCTGGGGCCGATCAGGCACAAGCCGACGCCAATTTCCGGGGGTCCAGCCTCGGAAGCCAGAACGCCCTCAATAGCATCTCCGCCCTCCGGGGCCTGTCCGGCGACCAGCTCGGCCTCTCTGGGGTGGCCCGACAGGAGGGGGTTCAGGATCGGTCCTACGGGCTGGATCGGTCCAGCGCCCTCTCCGGCCTGTCCAATCAGTCCTTTGGGCAAGGACAGGGCTTGCGGAACGAGAACCGGACGGATCAGGGGAACGCCTTTGACCAGAACCGGAACCGGCTCGCGGACCTCTCGGGGCTGGAGCAGCAGCAGTTCGGGCAGGGCCTCACTGGGCGCAACGAACTCCGGGGTGAGCGTACCAACCAGCAACAGCAGGCGCAGCAGGGGATTGACAATGCCCTGAACCAGTACCTCACCGAAACCGGCCAGCAGAACACCGGCTTTAACCAGAACCGGGCCGAACAGGGCCAGAACTACGACCAAGGCTACGGCGGGTATCCGGGGGCGCAGGATGCCTACAACACCAGTAGTCAGTTCAATCAGGGTGGCGCAAACACCGCCTTCGGTGGGGTGGGGGACCTCCTGAGTGAATACCTGAAGCAGAAACAGGGGGGCGTGGCCAAGCCGGGTGCGGCGGCCAAGCCGGGTGCGGCGGCCTCGCCACTCAGTAGCTTCCTGACTGATCAGTATTCCGGGATTAGGGGGTAACGATGTCGGTACTTGATGCGATCTTCCAGCGTGCCCCCGGCATCGTGGCCCAAGGACTCAAGGGCCAGCGGGAAGGGCGCGAGTATCAGGATAAGCTTCGCCAGCAGGCGATGATGGATAGCCTCGCCAACCGGCGGGCTGATACGGCAGACGAAGGGATCAACGTGCGGCGGCAACTGGCGGAACTCAAGGCGGAGGTTGACCGTGGCCGGTTGGACAATGACACCAAGCGCACCACCAACGCAACCGACCTCGTGCAACCGAGAATCGGCCTGATGGGAGCGCAAGCCAACAACCTCGACACCCGCACCACCAACGATCCAAACTCCCCGGAGGCCCTCGCCGCTCGCTGGGCGCATGAACGAGAAATGGAACTATTGCGGCAGCGGGGCCGGGCAAAGGACGGCGGAGCCAGCTCCCCCGACCAACTCATCTACGATAGCGCCACCGGCCAATACGTCTGGGCCAACCCGCGCACCCACGCGGTCACTCCCGCAGGGAGTTTGGCGAAGGCGCCGCCCAAGGACACCGAGGCGGAACAGAAGTCGTATCTATTCGCGCAACGTGGCAACGCGGCGAACAAACAACTCGGCACGATGGATGCCAACGATGTCAACCCCAATTTCCTCCAGCGGCAGTTGGTGAAACACGACCTGACCAACCCACTCGGCAACGCCGAGGCGCAATCCTTTCAGCGTTCCGCCACTGATTTCGTGATGGCGGTACTCCGCAAGGACTCTGGAGCGCAGATCAACAAAGACGAATGGAATATGGCGTATAAGACGTGGTTACCGCGTCCCGGTGATAGCGACCAACTTAAGATAGAAAAGGCGGCGGCGCGGAAGGTGGCCCTGGACGCCTTGGGGAATACCGCCGGGACGCACACTGCGAACTTTGCCGTGGATGGTCGCGCCCCAGTAGCGGGTGGCGAAGATCGGGCCGCCCGCGCCGCACGCTTACTGGCGGAAGTCCGTGGCGGAAAGCCATAAATGGACGACCAAAACCTCGTTAACGACCTGATTGACGCGGGGGCCTCGGACGATGAAATCCGAGCCATCCTCGCCAAACAGAAACCTGCCTCTCCGGGGGCACGGTTTGCCGACCCCAACTATCCCGCCACGGTACAGGGCACCAAAGAAGAGGTGCGGTCCACCATAGATCGCCGGGGCGCACCGAGCGGCAACAAGCCGCTGGACCCGGAAGGTGGCGGCTTCGAGTACGGGTTGCAACAACTCGGGTTCGGAACACAGGACGACCTCGCGGGCGCCATTGGTGCGGCGGGCGCGATCCTTCCCGGCGGGCGGTCGCCGTCCCAAGCGTTTGCCGAGGACAAAGAAGCGGTGCAATCCCGCAACCGAGGCTTCGGGCGGGAGAATCCTAAAACCGCGCTCACCGCCAAGGTCGTTGGCATTGGACTGCCCGCGCTGGCGAGTGGGGGTGGAACGCTTCCGGCCCAGATGGGCACTAGGGCTTCCCTCGGTGCGCTGCTGCGGCAGGGAGCGAAGGCCGCTGCGCCAATCAGTTTCGCCCAGTCGGCGGGCGACTCGGAGGGCTCGTTGATGGAGCGTGTCAAGCAAACGGCGGTGCGGGGAACGATTGGTACGCTGGTCGGCGGGCTCATTCCCGTGGCGGCACGGGGGGTGAGTAAACTCGCTCGTGGGGCGATGGACTTGACCGGACGCACCGCGACCGTCCTCTCTCCCAAGGGGATGCAGAAGAAGGTTGGGGACACGATTGAAGGCGCACTGTCCAGCACCGGCCAGAGCGTTGACGACGTAGTGGCTCGGGGTCAGACCCTCCAAGCAGCAGGCCATTCTCCGACGACCGCGGACGCACTTGGCCCAGCGGCGAAACACATTGTAAAAACCATGACCTACGGGCTTCCCGATGAGCGGGCGGGCCAGGGGTTGTCGGCGGCGGGGCGGGCCTTCCAACACAGCGACGATCTCAGCCAGACGGTCGAGGGGTTCAAGAAGGCCAGTAAGACAGGCCCTATCTCAGCCCTCCTCTACAAACAAGCCGAAACCAAGACGCTGACCTCCCCGAAGGTACGCCAAGCCTTGCTTGACCTTGATGCCACCGCCGATAACGTCGGGGTAACCGACCTGATGCGAAAGGCCCGCGATCTGGCTGTTGGGCTCGCCAAAGAAGATGGGAGAGTGGTTACGGGCAATGGCCTCTCTGTCCTTGAGGTAGATTATCTCAAGAAGGGCCTAGACGCCGCGATTCAGGCGCGACAGTCAAGCGGCACACCGATTCCCGCCGCCGTCGCTGAGGCGCTGCAAAAGGCCAAGAACAAACTGTTGGATGCCGTAGATAACGAAGTGACGGTCTATGGCCAAGCGCGGGCACAAGCGGCCATCGACATCACCGCACGCAAGGCACTCAACAAGCAACAGAAGAAGCTAGCACCGCTGTTGGAGCAGGCGAGCGCGGGGAGCGGCAAGGGTCCGACATTCGAGACAGTGGTGCCGCAGGGCGTGGCCAAGCGCACCGCGATTGCGGTAGCCGATTTCGTGGGTGACGTGTTGACATCAGGTGTGAAAAAGACTAAGCAAGCCGAGGCCAGGGACTTGATGCGCGTGCTGCGGGGCCATGACCCGACCGACCTCATGCGGCTCCTGCAACTACAAACACAGGGCGCCAATCGTGTGCATCGCGCCACGACGGTCGCGGGGCGGGCTGGCGGCAGCGTCCTTGCTCGCGCCTTGGGGGGTCAATGACCGAGAACGGGCGCATCACCTCGCAGCAGGTCTTGAACGCCTCCCTGTCGGTGGTGATGACACGAATCGGCCTCCTCTTTTTCGGGATGCGGACCCAGGTGGAGCGCGCCGAGGCCACCGGCACCGTCAATAGCATCGAAATCAGCCGGAGTCAGGCCCAATTCGCGGAAGTCCTCCGACGCCTTGACCGGATCGAAGCCAAACTCGATCAAACGCCGCGAGGCTCCCGATGACCCCCGCCCCCAAGAAACCCAAGAAACCGGCCCACGCGCCGTGGAGTGGCCCCAACCGGCGCCGCCCCCCACCCCCCCCCAATCTCAACTGGTGGCCCACCCGCATTGGGATACTGCTCGTCGCCGCAGGCATTGGCATCCACCTGATCCTCCGGGAACGCCTTGACATGGTTCCCCTTGCTCTTATTATTCTTGGTGGCGCCATGATTGACAAGGATGCGGTCAAGGCGGCCTCTAAGATGTTCTCGATCCGCCGAGGCGGAGACACCGAGGAGCGATCAACGTGGTCACATGGCGAGTAGACCCAGACGGACTCCACCCGAAGTTTCTTGCCGACGTCAATAAACTCCTGCACGCCTCCCCCTACTCGTGGACGGTGACGAGCGGGTATCGGAGCCTCGAAGCCCAAGCGGTCCTCTGGGACGCCTATAAGGCGGGTGGCCTACGCGCCGCGCCGCCCGGCAAGAGCGCCCACAACTTCGGCAAAGCCGTGGATGTGGCCCTCGATGGGGATGACGCCAAGCCCGGCCTGCAACCCGACTGGAACACCAGTCACGAGGGCTGGAAGTGGCTGTTCACGGCGATCTGGCAGCATCCCCGGTTGCACTCGGGACGCTCCTTCAACGACGCCGACCACATCGAACAACTCGGCTGGGGGAAGTCCGTATGAAACGCGACCTCACACTGGTCCTCATGGTGGCGGTGGTGACCGCGCTCGCCGTCCGCACCTGGCTCCCCCGTCGCATCCCATCCCCCCCACAAGTCCCCCACATCATCACCCGCACCGACACCGTGAGGGCGCTCCCCTCCTGGTTTCAGGACTCGGTGAAAGTATGGAGCAAAAGGCGCCACACCACCGATACGGTGACCCTAACTACGAATGTTCTCGTGGTTGACACGTTGGTAGTACGAGTGCCGGTCAACCTCCCGCCGGAGCAGCGCCCGAACCGTTGGCCGATTCAGTCCTATCATGGGGGCGCCCGGTTCGGGGATACCGCGGTGGTTGAGAGTTACAATCTGCGGTCCGGGCAACTGGCGATCAGCCGCACCTTTATTCCCGGCATCCTGACCGCCTTGGAGTGGGACTCCCTTCCGAATCCCAAGTTCACGTTTACGCCATTCCTTCCGCCCAAGAAACCGAGTCTCTGGGTCACGCTCAAAACCGCCGCCATCGGCTATGGCGTCTGTAGTGTCGTGAATGTCATTCGCCCCCTCTAAGGAGTCGTATGCACACACAGATCAAGGTGACCTGGGTCGCCGGAGTGCGGGAGGATGTGCGTCCGGTCATTATACGAGACAGTTGGGTGCCGCGCCTGCTCGGGCATGATGCCGTCACGATTGGCCGCACCATTCGAGTGCGGCGGGCCGACGTGGTGCTCAACTTGATGGCGCACGCGGGCCTCCTGCGCCATGAACTCACCCACGTCAAGCAACAGGCCGGGGGGTCGGTGGTGATCTGGCTGCTGCGCTACCTCAATCCCTTCTCGGATTCGTTTCGACACTGGATGGAGATTGAGGCCTATTTGGCCGCCTACCAGGACTACCCGCAATGGCGGGTGGTCTGATGCCCCCAGGGAAACGTCCGATTGTGCTGGCGGTCGTGAGCGACCTCCACTGTGGGTCTACGGTAGGGCTCTGTGGGCCAGACGAAGTGGATCTCGACGATGGCGGTTCTTACACGCCGAGCAAACTTCAACGCTGGCTCCACGAGAACTGGTTGGAGTTCTGGCGTCGGGTCGGGAAGGCACGCAAGGGGGGTGGCCTTGTGGTGCTTTGTAACGGCGACCTGATCGACGGCGACCACCACCAGACGCCACAAATTATCACCCGCGATCCCAACGTACAGCTTTATGTGCTCAAGAAGGTGTTCGCGCCGGTGCTCGCGCTCAAACCAGATGTCGCCGTGGTGGTTCGGGGCACCGAGGCGCACGTTGGCAAGGGCGCCAGCATGGAGGAGTCCTTCGCTCGATGGCTCTCCAAGGAGGGTGTGTCCGTCCCGAAGGATGGCGATTCCGGGATGTATTCTCACTGGCATTTCAGGGGGGAAATACTGGGTTCCATGATCGACGCCGCCCATCATGGCCGCATGGGTCAAAGAAGTTGGACCAAGAGCGGCGTCGTGGGAAACCTTGCCGCGCAGATTGTCATGGAGGCCGCCAATCTTCGCCATGCTCCACCGGCGCTGGCGTTTCGGAGCCACTATCACACCCACTATGATACCTACAACGCTTTTGTGACCCGCCTCATCCAGACGCCGGGGTGGCAGTTCCATACCGCGTATGCCCACAAGGTCGTGCCCGAGGTGTTGTCGGACATCGGCGGAATCATTGTCACCTTCGAGGAGGGAAGGGCTCCGGTAGTGGAGTCGGTGTTGTTCCAACCTATTCGCCTGCCGCCAGTGAGGCTTGCGTGACCAAATTCTGCACCAAATGTCGGGCACACCAACCGGTCACCCGCTTTGCGCCGGACAGGCGGCACCAGGGAGGACTTCAATCACACTGCCAGCCCTGTAAGGCGGTGGATGAGCGCGAGCGGCGACAACGAAACCCGGATCGCGTTCGGGCAATGGATCGCGCTCGGTATCGCCGTAACCCACGAGGTCGCAAACTGTCTGACATGAAGGGAAAGTATGGAATTGGTTGGCACGAATACGACACGATGTTGGTGAGCCAGTCGGGGCGGTGCGGGTGTTGCAGTCGGGATTTTCCCAACAATATCAGAGAACCGGCCATCGACCACTGCCACATAACCGGGGCGGTGCGCGGACTTTTGTGCCAAAGGTGTAACCGGGCGATTGGGCTGTTTGGTGATGACCCGACCACACTTACCGCTGCCGCACTCTACCTTCAATTAGGGGTGGTTGTATGACACTCGTCATTTCGGAATCCGACATCCTGCAAGCCCTCCGGGACGCGATGGTGGCCCGCCCCGATGGCGAGGGCGCCACGATCACCGAGCTGGTGGAACGGCTGGGGGTCGGCCCCGAACGGGTCCGGGTCACGGTTAAGCGCCTCATTGGGGAAGGCCGCATGGTCTGTGGGAAGGGCCACCGGATTTGGATGGATGGGCGGCGCGGCGTGGTGCCGGTGTACCTGCTGGTTCCCAAAACCAAGCCGGTTGTTCTCAAAAAGCGATCATGACCAAGGCCCAGAAGCGGGCCTTGGTGATTGAGCTGGTTGGGGCGTGGCAGGTGCCGCTCTACCTTGGGGGGTGGCAGGTCAAGGTCTACTTCCCCGGTCGGATCACCGAGGTCGCCAGCTGCGCCAGCGAACCCGAATACATGACCTGCACGCTACGGTTCAACTTGAAACGTATGCCCGATGATCCGGCGGAGATACGGGAGCTGGTCTGTCATGAAATGAGTCACCCGATGGTGGAGGCGCTGGCTGACCTGGCGAACCGGGGGGCGCGGCGGAACCCTGAGCGCAAAGAAGCTATCAGGCGGGCAGAGGAGATTCTGGTGACGACGATCTCCCGGATGATCCTTCCCCACCTCCCCTGAAACGAGGTATGTAGTATGAGGGTATACATCGCTGGCCCCATGACTGGAATCGAGGGGTTCAACTTTCCAGCCTTCCACGCCGCCGCCGCAGCGTGGCGAGCCGTTGGGTGGGAGGTCGTGAATCCCGCCGAACCGTTCGATGGAGTTACGGACCTGCCGTACCGCGCCTATGTGACCCACGATCTCGACCGCCTAGTGACCTGTGATGCCATCGCCATGCTGCCGGGATGGGACGGGAAAGGGGCTCGCGGGTCGGTTTGGGAGCGTGAGGTAGCAGAACGCCTACTGCACCTCTTGGTCTACGACGCCACCACAATAGTCTCCCCTCCCGGAGAACCCAGTCGGTCCATTCTTGTTGAGGCCGAGGGTTTGGTGCATGGGGATCGGCAGAGAAGTTACGGCCATCCACTCGACGACTTTTCCCGCACCGCTGCGCTGGCATCCGCCCTGTTTGGGTGGCCCATCAAACCCGAGGACGTGGGATTGTTTATGTGCCTTGTCAAGCTGTCTCGGCAACGCAACAAACCCAAGCGCGACAATCTGACCGATCTTGCCGGGTATGCAGAAACTGTGCAAATGGTGATCGAAGAACAGGGACGACGCAACACCCTACAGTCCCACCTCCCCTAACAGGACGAACCACCACACTTTGTGGTGGTATGAACCACGGCCACACACTATAATAGAGCGGGGCAGGCTACATTATATAGCACAGCCATCACACCATGATATATCCATGATATACCTCGTCGCGTTCCTGCTGTCATTCGTGGATGAATGGGTGGCGACCAGGCGGACCCTCAGTATTGCGGATCGGTCCCCCTATGCGTGGGCGTGGGCCGCGCTGTATGTGCTGGTGCTTGGGCCGTGGGCCTATGTCACGGTGCACAACCTCTGGACCCTGATCCCGTCCGCGATGGCGGCGGCGCTGGCGAACCGGCACGCGCTTCGACTTATGCAATCTCCCGCAATACGAAGGCGCCCCGGACCTCTTTCACCAGGAACACGGGGTACATCCAGTAGACCTCGCTGGTGACCTTCAGCTTCACGTTGGCATCCTCCTCCATGAACCCCCCCTTGCACTCGTGCAGTTCCAGCATCCCATCGGGCCGCAGCACCATGAAATCCGGGCTGTACCAGGTCTTGTCGGCCAGCCGGAACTTCAGGGCCTCGAAGTAGTAGGCGGACACCCGGCCCGCATGGCGTTCCCGTTCGAGGTGGGCGGCATACCGGGATTCGAGCTTGTTCATGGTGCCCCGCACCGACCGGGAGGAGCGTCCCCGCACCAACTTGGCGCGACCTGCCGGGGTGCTGGGGCCGAGGGCGGCCTTGCCGAGCCGGGCGTAGTCTTTCAGGGAGACCACTACCGGACCTGTCGGGCGGCGACTTCATGGGCGCGCAGGCAGTCGGCCAGCCACCCAGGGGTCCGGGCCTTCTGTCGCCCCTTCTCGATGGCGGAGAGCGCGGCTTGGGTCACCCGGAAGTACCCGTCCGCGGTGTCCCCGAGAAAGATCACGGGGAGGGCGTAGGCGCGGAGGCGGTCAATACGCCGCTGGTAGTAGCCCAGCGCCCGCGCTCGGTAGGTGATGGGGGTGAGTACGTCGTGTGCGGTCATGGGTGATTCCAGTCTCGGTTCATGGTTTTTGACGTTCGTTGGCGACATTTACGGCGTATGTCGTGGGGTTAAATCCTCCCCCAGCGAGTCCCCCAGCGAGCCCCCCAGCGAGACCCCCAGCGAGGCCCCCAGCGAGCCCCACAGCGAGGCATCCAGCGAGGCATCCAGCGAGGCCCACAGCGAGACCCCCAGCGAGTTATGCAGCGAGGCCCGCAGCGGGAACCACAGCGAGTTATCCAGCGGTTTCCCGAGCGGGATCACGGTGTCAGGTCCT